TTGCAGAGGTATCTATATTTCGGCTCTGCATAGTTTGTTGTGTCACGTACTTGAAAATATATGTCGTCTGCTACTCCTTGAACTCCTGTCCCAGAACTAAAGTCTACTGTATAAGCCATTATATTGTAATTTTCATTTCAAAGGTTTGGTTAAATTCAGTAAAAAACCAAGCCTCGTAATCGTTTCTTAAAGCTTTAGCAAGCTTTTTCTTGTATTTCTTGTATGTCATTTCTAATGCTCCAGAATAAAAGTAAGAGCTTTCTATACCGTATAAATAAACCGACCTGCTAATATAGTTAGTCATTTCGTCGTAAGACATAAACCTACCTGTACCTTTCTTTTCTTTAGTTCCGTGCTTCCATTGCTTAATAGGTTTGTTGTCAATCCAACTTCTTATACCTCTTCTGAGACCTCCTGACTCTCCAGTTTTAGTTCCAAACTTAAACGGTGATTCTGGTGCTTTAGCGTCACTTATCTTACCTCTTACCCCATAATTTACATACTCCCAATATGGAGCTGTGGGAGCGTCAAAAGATAAAGTGATTTTGCTATTACCTACCTTCACACTACTCGCTAAACTGTTAGATAAATTGCCTGTAGAATTTTTCTTAGCTACAGCTAAAGCAATTCTAGCGCGACGTATCACCTCTACAGCAAACTTGTTTAAAGCTTTAGTAAATTCTACCATAGGAATTTCACTATCGTCATATCCATAGTCTATTTCAAGTAGTATAGGGCGCAATGCAGAGGTCTATTGCGTTAGGTACACTTATCTCAAAAGACGTACTCCAACCAGTTAGCATATTAGAAAATCTTGCTGTAAAAGGTTCGCAAGAGAGAGGGGTTTCAAAACCCCAATGATGAGTTCCGTTATCTAAAAACGATTGACTATTCATACTCAGAACAAATTGAGCTATAACATCTTGCATTATTAAGAGCGTTTCTGCATATACTTCTGTAAGTAAGTCTGTCTGCTTTTCTATCACCAAGTCAGCAACTATAACTTCGTATGTAAAAATTGTCACTCCTCCATCAATAGAGGCATTTGTACATTGAGCATAGAGAAGTGGAAAAAGGTCAATAGTTATTTTATCAATATCTATTTCATCTAAGCTAAAAGTATAAAACTGCTTTAGTTGTATATGCTTAGTGACTATCTCTTGAAATATATTATTTATGTCTACTACTGTTTGCATTCAAATTTACGTTTTGATTAATTCTTATGTCTCGTTCATAAGCCATAAAAGTTAAAGCTTCTTCTATATATATAAGAGTTACCGTTTCCATTTTAGTTACGTCACCTCCTGCTAGTTCGTACATTATACCATACCACCCCCATTTGTTATGAATCTTATTTACTTCTTTTTCTTTTGTTGAAGAGAATAAAGGCGCGAATCTATTGCTAATCTCTTCCCTATACGATAAAAAAAAACCACCGCACCAACCACAATATCCATAGTGCAGTCTAACATATTTTCCTGTTTTTTACGGTGTGGTGAATACGGCTCTATTCTATAGCTATCTATTTTCTTTTTTTCTATAGGTCTATACAGGACAGCTAAAGCTTTTTCCAGGTTGTCAAATAAACCTTTGCTAGAATAAGTTTCTAAGTCTGCAAACTCTCCGACTGTCAGTTTCGTCCAGTTAGGAATAAACCCATACTCCACCCCTTTCATAGTAAATGTATTTTGAAGAGGTAAAGCCAAAGCTAAAGGGTCAGGCTCACTAAGTAACCAACCTAATTTTTCAATCACTTTGCTCAAGTCTTTCCAGTTTGCGTGGTTAAGTTGTTTCCTGTCTATATCACATAAAGCTGAGACAGCAGCTAAAGCAGCTTCTTTAGGGTCTTCTACCCCATTCCACCCTTCTAGCATCTTCTTATACTGTCTTACTGTTACCTCTGAATAGTTTTCAGGTATAATTACCTGTACATTTTTTTTACTCTTATTGGACATATAGGTGTAATTTGTTCACTTATTTACTTCTATAAACTACGTTCACTTTTGGTTATGCTATTAGGTGAGTGTGTTCACTTGTTAACTCTTGTTTTAAGATATGTAATATTTTCCTGTTTTCCTTAAAATCTTATTTAGACAAACATAACGCACCGCATCTATTAAATGGTTGTATGCGTCTACAGGTGTAGCTAACATTTTTCCATTCTTGTCTGTTTTCCACTTGTAGTTTCTAAACTCCTTTTGAGCATTAAGGCTGTCATCTTTAATAAATAGCTTGTGCCTACGCATTGTATCTATACCCACTCTAATGCTATCAGCTCCTTTCTTAGAGGGTTTAATATTAAAGTGGAGTCTATGTATAGTCTCTATACTTTTAGGCTCTGCTGAGTCAGCTATTATCTCGTCGTGTCTTCCTACTCCATACTCTGTTAGCTTCTCTGCTATATCGCTATTGGTTAGACCACCTTGATAAATTACTTCTTCTATGTATATTCCATTATCACATAAGTAAACCTTAGCTAGAGCAGTAGGGTCATTACTAAAACCAAAGTCTAAACCATAAGCTACTAACTTAGCTTTGTCTGGTAGCTCAGTATAAATCTCAGTTTGAAATATCGTCTCTCTACTCTTACCTCTAATACCTAATCCATAAACTCTCCAGTAGTTTTCGTCTGTTTCCTTGAGCCGTTCAATTTCTTTAATCGTCTCATATCCTAAGAACGGATTGTCAAGATATGTACTCCTGTAAAAGTTAGCATCCTCTCTTGGTATAACCTCATCGTAAATCCAATGGTATTCTTCTGATGGGTTATAGTCTAAAATCATTCTGTCTGTTGTTCGTAGTATGAGTTGTCTAAAGTCTTCAAGGTAAAGCTCGTTAGCTTCGTTTATAAAACAAAAATTCCTTTTCGCTCCTCTAATTTTCTGGGGTTGGTCTATGCTTATAAACTCCCATTTCGTACCCCATAAGTCATATACGTTTTCTGTCTTGTTGTGGTATCTCTCATCATACCAGTCATTGTCTTTTAAGATATGTATAAAATCTCTCAATACTGAAGCTCTAAGGCTAGGAAAAGATTTGCGTACTACTGTGATAAGATAGCCAGAGTTAATATTTATATGCGACCACTCTATTAGAACTTGTATTATAGAATAGGTTTTACCACTACGAGTACCACCCTGAAATACAGCTACCCTTTTCTTACACGATTTAAGGTCGTAATATGTTTTGGGTTGAATTTGCATTAATATGGTTTTTACTCTATATTTGTATTAAATAATACATAAATACAATGGAAAATATAAAAGACGAGTTATACCAGTTATCAGAGAAAGTTCATAAAATGGTTAGAGTTAAAAAAAGACAAGTACACAAATTTTCTGACGACGAGTTTAAAGTGTATTTAGAAGAGGGTGTAGCTTTAGAGAGGGTCGCTACACTACTCTCTACAGCAGGATATATTCTTGACCGACTGAAGTAATCTACCATAAGGAGGCTAAAAATCCTATCAAAGAAAATACTATACAGATACCGTTGTTAGTGTCTATAGCGTCGTACTCCTTAACTTTGTAAATAAAGTCAGCAGTAGATAATATAAATATTACACCTAAACAAAATGATTGTATCATAGGTCGTTGAGGTATATGGGTGCGTTACTCTGTTCAAATAAAGGCATCCTTACTTCTAGTTCAAATTCTTTGAATGCTCCGTTTCTATCTATTTTCTTTCTAGTCTTAATTAAGCCTATAACTTTAGACAAGCTGTAGATAGCTCTGGGTTTAGCTTCGTGAGTAATTCCAACTAAAGCGTTTTCGTACCCTGTTAGCTGTAATACATTAAAGTCTTTCTGCTCTACAAATTCAACGTCTTCTATATTACTCATCTATTGTGTTTTTCTGGTCTTCGCGCTCTAATACTTCAGCAAACCAACCAGGTTCATTTCTTGGTTCGTTTACTGTTACTTGAGTTTCTGTTTGTTTCGGAATAATGTATGGTAAATATGTCGCTAATATTTTTAAATACTCCTTTCCATTAGATTCTCTAAGTAAATCAAATTCATCTTCTACGTATTTTATCTGACCGTCCAGAAGTTTAAGCAGTATATTTCTAGCTGCTTCAGTAGTTTTACTTTTGAGTCCTTTTGGTTTTCCTTTAGGGTTTCCTGACTGTCCTTTTTTAAATGGCATCGAATATATTGTATTGCATTTTATTGATATTATCAATGAGTTTGTATTCAGCTACTTTAGTAGTTGAACCAAATCTATTGGGTACTTCTACTGTTTTTGTTTCAAATATATGTCCCTCTTCTTTAAGGTTAAATATTGAAGCTGACAGTCTAGTGTTTCCTAAATCTCTTATTGCTTCTAATGAGGTTATTGTCCTATGCTTACGCAGATAATCTAACAGCCTGCTTGTGTGTGTTGCTTTACTCATCTTCTAATTTATTTTTAAAGTGTTGTATTATTTCTTCTGTCTTTTGCTTATAGAATTTTTTATATTCTCCTGCCTCCCCTTGCTGTTTCCATAGAATATACAATACATTCCTAAGTCGTTGAGATTGTGATTTAGGTTCGTCGTATAAATCTAGGTCTATATTATCTAACTCCTCTATTTCATCTGGGTTCATTTTCTCCTCTCCTCTAAAATATAGAATGCCAAATTGGTCGAGAGCTGCATCTATATTCATAATCTCTTGGCTTGTCTTCTCTTGAGTTATAAATGTAATTGAAGCCGTCCTATCTTTGCGTCTTGAAAATCTGTCAAATATTACAGGGAAACACAATTTACTCATCGCAAGCTGCTTCGTAGGCTTTTTCTATTTCTTTCATATAACTAAGCATACAAGAACCGCATCTAGTTTTCTTTTTACGCTGTGAAAATACTCTCTCGTATACATCAATTACTAATTGCATCTCACCATCATATAAACGGTTGCGCATCATAGCAGGCTTTAGAGTGTCTTCAAAATGTTTTTTATCCATATCGGTCATAGGTTTAGCGTATGGAAAACGTTTGTTTAGCCATTCTTTACGCTTACTACAACCACAATCTTCTCCTAAGACTGTTTCAACTACCTTCTTAATTCCTGTCGCTTCAGTTATTTTCTCTATCGAGTCTCCTAAACCCTTTGATTTTTTCTTTGACTTCTTCTTGCGCTTTTTTGAGGGCGTTGTAGAGGGTGCTTTTACTGATTCCTGTGGCATTAGATAACGTTTTTAATGAGTGCGAATGGAGGTAATAAATGCGAAATACCTCTGCATTAAACCAATCCATATCCTGCAATATACTATTAATATGCTTCATAGTTTTAGCTGTATCGTATTCCTTTTCAACATTATCCTCCACACTTTTAAGTAAAAATGCAGGGTAATTTACTATTTTTTCTGTGTGTTTTTTATACTTGTAATAGAATCTAGTGGTCTTACTAAAGCTACAAATTGCCATAGTTCTACAGATATATTTTTTTAATTCTCCTTTTTTACATAGCTCTTCTAAAAGAGGTCTGGGTTCTTCTAAGTAATAAACAGCAAGGTCGTGAAGTAAGTCACCTCCGTATCCTTTAACATATCTTTTTGACACTTTAAGCAACTCGTCGTAGTTTTCTTCTAAGAATAACCTAACGCAACTCATTAAATTTTCTCGTAAAATATTCTCTCATTTCAATCATTTCTTGTGTAGAAAACTTACGTGTTGTATTGCTCATAATTTCAATCTTTTCGGCTGTACCCTTCCCAAACACTTCGTCTAAGCGTTTACTAAAAATATACTGTTCTCCTCCTCTCATATTACACCGCTTACATTGTGGCATAACATTGACTAAACCGTTTTCAGGTTCGTACAACCATCTTGTACTGTGCTTTGACCTACTCTGAAAGTGACCGCAATCCGTTTCATATAACCAGTCTTTTTTCGCACCACAAGTAAAACAGCTTATAAAACCGTTTTCGTCTGCGTTGCTCTTACGCACGTACTTACTTAGTGCATCGTCTAGCTTCTTTTTTTCTCGCTTTCTCACGGTGTAATATAAAAAAAAAGAGGGGCGTTTACCCCTCCTTTAAAATAAATAATACACACAAATATTAAAATACTCAATTCAATTTAATATCCGTCTCAAAGATACGTTTTATTTTTTAATCTAGCACCTACTCTAACTGGTTTTTTTAATTTAGGGACAGGCTCATTTAAAACATCTTTTAAATATTCACCTAACGGTTTATAATCTTTGGAGCGTTCTATGGGTTTATAGTCTTCTGCTTTTTTCTCTCTATGCAACTTCTCCATTATTTCTGTCCTTATCTCACCTTCATACCTTCGTAAGCATTCTAAAATCTCTGCTGTCTTTAACCTCTCAAACAGTTTACCAAACTTCCCTTGCCTAATCATAATAAAGCAAGCTCTTAACTCTTCTAGTTTTAGAGTAGGATGTTCTTCTAAAATACTCCTACAACAAAATTGTAGCTCTTCATCTGTAGATAGGGTTTTGTTAGCGTCTATCTCTTTTATTAACCTACCTACCTCTGACATAATCCAACCGCGTACTATAGCAGGGTTGTTTTTTACTGCTGTTCTAATGTTTGTGCCTTTTACCCAAGCATCTTTTGGGGTAACTAGCGAAGAGCTATCCTTTATTAACGAAATCGTGTAAGGCTTCAGGTGTGAAGTTGTCTTTGTTAAATCCTTTTTTTCCATTTGTGTGTGTTTTATTTCTTCTTTTCCATTGTCTAGCGCAAGCTTTCCAATCTTTTATTTTATTACCGCCTTTGACTTTCCATCCTACCCCGTCGTACCAATCTACAAATTTTTCTGCTTCTACTTTATCCAAACCCAAAGAAAAAAAGTAATCTATACACTCCTCCAAAGAAGATGGTTTACCTTTCTTATTAGTAATATTGGTTAAAGTAGTATTGGTTATAGTATGTCTCACTAAAGTCTGGGTGTCACCCACACTAGATTCTGGGTGGGGGTCGCACTCAATTGAGGGTGTCACCCTCAGTAAAGTATGGGTGGCTTTTAACGTCCTATGACTACCACCCACTTTTTTTGTAACCTTTCTTTTTAGTAGTTTTTTCTTAACTAAACTAGCTATAGCTTTTTCTACTCCAGACTCACTTATACCTAACAAGTTAGCTAAATGACTATTAGAGACAAAACACTCTAAGTTGTTTTTAGAAAAAGAATCTACTTCTAAAAGAATTATTTTTTGCGTCCAAGATATTGTGGTGTCTAAATATAGAGCAGCAGGAATCCATACGCCTTTAAAGTTTCTACCCATAAAATAAAAAGTGTGTTATTATTATTCCCAAAGTTAATAAAACGAGCGTTACTATTTTATTTTTTCTGGTGCTAGGGTTGAATAACATTCTTTTTCTTTATCTCTTCTACATCTAATTGACGTTGTTTTATCATAGAAATAATATCCTGCACAGGTTCATTACTCCATTTTTGTAGCTCTGGTAGATACATAAAAAACTTCTTAGGGTCTTTGTTATACCATCTTGAAACAGTATTTAAACCTAATTTCAAACACTCATTTAATCTCTTATGAGATTTAAAATGAATTTTAATAAATGCTCCCATTGACTTCATCGCTTAATTGTTTTTTGGTTTTTAAAATATTTATTGCATAGTTTTTTATCCTGTCAAAATATGCAGCTTTAGGTTCGTGGTCTAATGCACCTGCTGACTGTATTGCGCTATCTATTGCCCATTTTATATCCTCACTTGTTACAGGCATATAGTCAGTTTCATAAATGTATTTTTTTTTCATTTTACTCGTCTTCTAAAAATTCGCAATGCTCTAAACAATCGGGACATAACCCCATTTCGGTTTCGGTTGTCTCTGCTCCGCAGCAATCTGAGTAAGGTATCATTTTATTCTTTTCTTAATTAACTTATTTAAGTCATCTATATGTATTTTTTTTAAAGCATCAACATAATGACTTTCCATAAAATTTTGTACATCTTCTGGTTTTGCCCTTAAATAAACCTCAAAAGTTAAATCTGAATAATTGTTTTTTGTATCGGTGTTTCCTGCTACAACCTCAATAGATAGCGTGTCTTTATCCATAATTAAAAAGGTAAATCTTCTTGTGCAACCTCTTCTACTGGTAAATTATTTTCCTTTTCTGCTTCAGCGTTTAACATATCTTCTTTAGTCCACTTACTAGAGGATAAGTCTTCAGACTCGCTGTAAGGCATTTTAACGATGCTGTCGCGCACTTTTAAAAGTTTCTTAGCCATTACCTCCACTCGGTTTAAATAAGCCTCTTTATCACCGCTTAAATTGCCTAGAGCTAAAACGGCTGTGTTAATTGCCCAAGAGCTTTCTATTCTCTTTACCGTTTCGTCTTTATTAGAGCTAGATTTATTAGAGCTAAAATTTACACTCTCTGGCTTTTTAACCTGACCCCAAGAAAAATTATCTCTTGAGCCTTTTACTATAACCTCTACTTCGTCTCCACTTTTAAAAGGTGAGGTAAGTGTTTTATGATTTGCTTTGATAGTTGAATCGTCTTCAAAAACGTATTCAAAAGAGTAAAGCGTTCCGTGCTGACTTTCATAAGTTCCTGCACCTTGTATTGAATCTATAATTTTTAGCATAATATATTTTTATGAATTTTTGTTTCTTACGTTTATCATTAATAACCTTCTAGCTCTTGGTAATTGCCTACCATAATAGAAGCTTAAATATCTTTCCTTGTCTCCTTTAGTATGAAAGACCTCGTTATTTCTTTCTGAATTTAAAAGGTCTTCAGCGTCTTTACCCTGTAAACAGTATTGGAGCATCTGGTGAAACCTACACCCTTCATTACCCCAATATGATACATCTTTAAGTGAGCTGTCAAACATACCTTTATTACAGTAGTAGTGAATAAAACTAGGTACTCCTGCCCAACCTACCCATTCCCCATCTATTTGAGCTGTTACCACTTTTCCATAGACTTTTGCTAAATCCTCATCAGTTAAACCCCTTGACTTTAAAACGCAACCTCCAAACTCAAACCCCTCCGCTTCTACTGCTGCGTATTCTGTTCCAAAGTATTCTCTTATTTCTTTTCTTTCCATTTTGTTTGATTAACAGTATAATAATGTTGGTATATTTTCTTGTAACTCTCGTATCTTCTCAACGTGTAGAAACCATAGAAACGTTGTCTCGGCTTCTTTTAACACATTTTCCCAATCTTCTTCGTTCATACATTCGCGCATTGAGTTATTTAAACCATCAAGCTGACATAGCATTTCGTCGTTGTAGTCATACCCTCCATACTCTGAGAAGATAGACCAACATTGACCACTGAGTTTGTAAACTTTTTCTTTGTTATCCATAGTATTATTTATTTATTTAATGCAAATATAGTGTATTTAATCTATTAAAACAAATACCGCAAATACCACCTTTTTTACCGCAAACAAATTACAGGGCATAAAAAAAAGGGCAACCCTAAAGCTGCCCTTATCTTTTAACGAATATATGACTCAATCAAATACCACTAATTACATTGTATAGATTCTCGTTAAAAGTTTATTTACCCCTGCTTCTTCCTAACACTACTGCCTGAAGAATACGAGATAGTATGTTTACGATTTTGTCGTCTTTCTTGGTTTCAGTCAAGGCTGTGTACGTTCCCAAAAAAGTGACTAGAGCGAGTAAAATCTCAACCCAGTTTCCTAAAAAAAATTCCATTTGTTTATCTATTTAAAAATTTATATTTCTCTTGAACATCAAAAGATGGACAAGCTTTGTTTGAATATTCGTTGTGTCCGTGTAGTTCTAATTTACCAAAGGTAACAGATAATGACTCAACTAAATGAAAAAAAGCATTTTCTTGAAAAATTGACATAGTATCTTTAGGCTTTCCGTTTTCGTCTAATCCTCCTACGTAAGCTAT